CTAAATGTACCGCCTGTTAATCCTGTAATAGTTGGTGTTGGGTCTGCATCTGTTGGCTCAAAGCTACTTGCAGAATAAGTAAATGCAGCATTGTCTAAAGGTAATTCTGTTACTGTAGAAGTAGCTGAAGTATTTGAACAACCGTTAGAATCTGTACCTGTTACACTATAACCACCAGCAGAATTTACAGTAATTGCCTGAGTTGTTTCTCCACTTGACCATAGATAACTACTTAATCCAGCTGTGGCGGTTAACGTAGTAGAGTTACCAACACAATAAGAAAGAGTTCCTGTAATAGCTACTGTAGGTGCAGCATTAACAGTTAAAGATTGAATAGAACTATTTGGACAACTTCCATTAGTTACAAAACCAATAACATAAGTTCCAGCAGTAGAAGCATCTAAATCAACTTCACCAGTAGTAGAATTTATACTTAAACCTGTAGAAGAACTAAAAGTTCCTGTAGCACTCTTAGTAGGTGTTGGGTCAGAAACATTGTCACAATAAGCACTTGAACTATAAGTAAATGTTGCAGTATCTAAAGCTGTTATAGTTATTGGATTAGTTACTGTTATTGGACAGCTTCCATTAGTAGTATATATTACACTATAAGTTCCAGCAGTAGAAGCATTTTTATCTATAACACCGTTAGCATCAATACTCAATCCGCTTGGACTATTAAATGTTCCACTTTGACCAGTTATAGTTGGACTAGTTGTTAGTGAATAAGTACCGTGGTATATTACTACACCAGCGTTTGGCATATAGTAAGTAATTGAATTTAATACGTGAGTGTGTGACGTTCCGTCTGAACTTACCGCATTAGATGCAGATTCTGTAGTATATAAAGGATAATAACCATCTACAGCTAAAGCACCAGTAGGCATTTGACAATATGAAGCTGCTGAATAAGTTACTGCTGCAGTATCTAAAGGTAATTCTGTTACTGTAGAAGCAGAAGATGTAGCACTACAACCGTTGCTATCTGTTCCTGTTACTGTATAACTTCCAGCAGTTACATTTATACTTTGTGTAGTTGCTCCTGTAGACCATAAGTAAGTTGAAAGACCAGCTGTTGCAGTTAGTGTTGTAGAAGCACCAGCACAATAAGTTAAAACACCTGTAATAGCTACTGTAGGTAGAGCGTAAACTGTAACATCTACAGAGTCAGTAGCTGAGCAAGCTCCGTTATATCCTGTTACTGTGAAAGTAGTATTAGTTGTAGGATCAACAGTTACACTAGCTGTAGTTTCACCTGTGGACCATAAATAAGTAATAGCACCTGTTGCAGTTAAGACAGTGTTTTCACCATTACAAATAGCAACGTCAGCACCAGCAGAAACAACAGGAATAGAATCAATACTAATTGATGTAGTAGCAACTGCTGAACTTGGAGCAGTGTAAGTCACAATATAACTTCCAGGTGTAGTAGCAGATAAATCAACTTGACCAGTAGATGTAGATATAAAAACAAGTCCACTTGTACTAGAAAAAGTTCCTCCAGCTTCGCCAGTAATACCAGCTATTGGATCTGTTCCATCTTCACAAAATCTAGCAGCACTATATTCAATACGTAAAGCGTCACCACCAGTAGCACCAGACGGCATATAAAATAATCCTTTTTTCTTATTTGGGTTGTAAAATATAGCCATCTTTATTCTATTGGTAAATCACAATTATTATAACTAAAAGGAAGTCTAAATCCTATATTCATTCCCCATCCTGTAAGCTCATCCGAGAACCTTTCAGTAAAACTATTTAATGTTCCAGATCTAACTAAATTTACTTTTAACCAATCTACATTATTACTAATAGCTGTCTTTTGTTCAAAGTAAGAAACACAATCTAATAACACTTGACACATATCGGACTTAACATCATTCTCATTAGACTCATCTTTATTGACTAAGTCCATAGCCATAACATTAAAATTCCAAGTAAAAGTCCCATCACCTAAATTAGCTGGCTGGTCAGCTACCCAAAACAATGGATAGTTAAAGTCTGCTAGTTGGTTATGTTCTACTATTTCCCACAAATCACCATTACCAAAATTCTGTATTTGCTTATGGTTAGTAGCAAAAGTCTTAAACTCTTTTAATATTTGATTATAAGTTAATATCATTTTTCACTATTTCTATACTCATCTCTCCAACAAAAATTAGAACTTCCACGACCTAAATAAAAACTAGTTTGATAAGCTGTTTTTCTAGGGTGTAAATCGTCACTATTTTCTTTATACTTAGGGAATAGATTATCATTATCACATAAGTAATTTATTAGTCTAGCTTCTCTTTCTTCTGCTTTGTTCTTCCATTCGTCTCTAAGATATTGCAAGTCTTGGTAGCTAATAGGGTTACTATTCTCACTTGTTTTAGTGCTAACAGATTTATTTCTATACTTAAACAACATTGATGTACTGCACTCATACATGGTCCATTGAGCCATAGCTGGAGCAATTAGAGTATCTAGTAAATTAACCTCATCACTGTTTAAAGTTCCAGCAGTTATCTTAGCTTTTAAATCTTCATAAAATGGAGTCCCTAATATTGGGTGTATTCTTAACTCTTGACAGTCCTTAATACTAGGAAGTATTAATCTAACATCTACATTCTCATCAATTAGTGTAGTGTTTTTTACGTATTGTTCAGATATAAATAAAACTGCCATAACTTATTTTTTTAATCTTACCACTTGTTGTTCCCAAATATGTCTACAATAAGGAGTTGTTTTATTAGTTCTATAATTATGATACCATCCACCACGTTTAGTGAATATATCAATTCCAGACTGTCCAAAATCATTAGTTAACAACTCTAATTGTTGCAAAGTATATCTTTTAGTAGTTGCTAATAACATCATTCTATTACAAAAAGGTCTACTATTAGTTTTTAGAGGTGGAGCGTCAGGTCTTTTTATGTATTTGTAAACTATAAATATTTCCTCTTCTGGAGTTTGTATACTAGTCTCTGCATCTTTTGTAGGTTTAAAATCTTTGTCTAAAGCTCCAGCATCAAATAAATTAGAAATTGATTGATTAATTAAAGACTGCTCCACTTTTAAAGCATTTGCAAGCTCTGTTACAGGCATTAAAGGGTTTTTTAATAGTAAAGATAAGACGCTTTTTTCTAGTTGTGTTAAAAGGCTTGTAATTGCAAAAGATTCTTTTTTAATTTTTTCTTCATATTCTTTAGCATCTTCTAAACAAGTAATGGGATTTTGAAAACTATTTATAACCTCTAAACTACTAGAGTCAAAACCTGTAGATTCTAATTGATTAAAAATTACGTCATCCTCTTGGCTACTTAATTCTACTTTTTGATCAGGTTGTAAAGCTGGAAGTCCAATTTTTTCTCTAATTTCATCTTGAGTCATTACACTTGTTATAGCAGACTCGCTAAAGTATCTTTGTACTGGCTCTATCTTTTGTATTCTTACAGGATTACCATTAACACCATTGTAGTTAAGAATAGAATTTACTAATTCGTTAAATACTTTTTGTTCTGGATCAATTTGTAGATTTTGATATAGTTGAGAAGCTACCACAATCTCATCGGCATTATTTCCTAATCCTGAATTTTCTTTAATACCAAAAAGTTGAGGACTAGTTATTCCATGTGCTGTGAATATCTCTTCCCTTATTTGGTTGTTTAAATTAATAAACCTTTCATCTTGACCGTTAACTGGTATAGGTGTTATCTGTGGATGGTCAGAGGCTTGGTCTGTAAATGATAATAATGGTTTACCTGCATTGTCAGAACCTGTAGCATAGTCTTTAAATCTACGCTCTATCTCTCTCATCTCTTCCTCATTTGGTTGACCATTATTAAAGGAAATTACATAGCCAGCAGAAAGATTATTCTTTATATTCTGTAAAGTAAAATTAGCTATTTCAGCGTCAGACTCTAAATAAGGTATAGCAGAAACATAGTCAGGTAAAGGGTAAGCTCCTAAATCTGGTCTGTATTCTTTGTAGTAGATAACATAATCTGTTTCAGCACTAGCAGAGTCATCATAAGGAAACTGCTGTAATATTTTAAAATCCTCATTGTTTTTAGGATTTCTAGCGGACCAATCCTCTGTATAATAATACAAGTCATTATCAACCCCTCTCCTAACATCGGCAAAATCTATATGGTTTATAGCTGCAATTTTATTATTCTTAGACATTCTAACCTGTAAACAAAAACCACCATAAACCTTTTTATCTTTAGCTAGTTTACCTATTAAATCGTCTAGACTTTCGTCATCGTTAGGCATTCTAATAAACCCATTTACATAAGCCTTTTCAGTAAATGTTAATTTTTCATCTATGACAAATCCTTGACCAGTTATAAACTTAACCTTACTATTAATAATTTGGTTGTGTTTACTAGATTCGTTGTATAGTTTAGTTAGGTAGTCAGGATAAATATTTTTATATGGTCGCTCTGTTCCGTATTCGTACCAGTCCCCCTTTTTAGATTCTTTGAACTCAGGTAATTCATACCCTCCAAAATTTAACGGAATTAGTTTTACGCTCATTGTCCTGGATTATATACTACGTTTGTAGTTGGTGAAACTGAATGTTGAGTAAATGACGGTTGATATGTTGAATCTATTAATTTCATTTTACCTTGTTCTACTTCGTTTAGTCCTGTTGAATCTAGGTTTGTTGTGCTGTTTTGTTCAAATACTTTATAGTTGTAAAAGCCTGGAGAACCTAAATCTAAACTCCCACTTGTTGGATTATTTGTTCCCTCTATAAAGTTAAACTCGTTATATCTTAATTTATTAGTGCTTATGTCTGCAATGATAGTATAGTATTTAGTCTTAGTCTGGTCACTCTCAAACTCAAATAAATAATCTGGGTTTGTTAGTTGGCTAAGTTCAAATAAGGTTGCTACAAAATTAGTTGTAGTGTTCTTATTTATCACTATCATTTTTCTTTTTTTTCTTTGTTTCAAAAACCCAATCAATGTCTAATTTCTTTAAAGTTGGGATATTCTCTTCACATACTAAAACACTAAAATGTTTTAAGTGAACTGTTTTTCCTACGTATTCTTTTTTTAACATAATTCAAATTTACTAAAAAAAGGGGACAGTTTAACCCACCCCCTAATTTATACAACAAAGAACAATTAAGCACTAATTGTTAATCCAGCCACTACAGATGACTGTACCCCATAACATGGGAACTGACTCTTGTCAGTTAATTCTATTTGGTATTGGTTAGGGTCTCCATAAGCCTGTCCAGTTTGTCCAACTAAAGACGAACCTTCACAGAAATTATCATTTCCCAAAGCCCAATAAACACCGTTGTTATCTTTTACAATGACGAACAATCTAGCTAACATAAGCATTTTAATTTCGTTAGATTTAGCAGCACTCATTTTATTAATAGTGAAAGCTACAACATTGTCATAAAAAGAAGTCCCTCCAGCTTGGTCTACAGTTGCTGTAGATGTCAAACTACCTGACTCTTTCTTTAACTCATATCTATAGAAATTAGTTGCTCCTGATTGCGTAATAGCTGAGATGTCTCCGCTAGCTAAAGTAGTAGCAGTAATATTATCTCTTTCAGAGATTAAGACTTCTACTATACCGCCTAAGCTATCTGAGCAATCTCTAGCTTGTCCATTACTTAATATACATGACATATCTATTTAATTTTCAGTTAGTTAGCGTTTCAGCTAACAGTTATTATATAAGGGGGTTTTTACACCCCCATTAAATTTAAGCTAATATAAATTCTACAACTTGGTCAGGAAATGCAACATTCACACCTCTTCTAAAAGCCATAGTAACTTTATAAATTCTGTCATTATCATCATACCAACTTCTAACATCGTTAGACTCTTCACCTGGTAAATCAACACCTACATAGATGTTAGACGATCTCATTAAATAAGACTCACCACCTGCTAAACCTGTAAGACCTGGAGTAGCACAAACAGTAACATTAGGGAATCCAATTAATGGAAGCTCAGAAGTAAAACCACCATCTACAACATAATGGAAATAGTTACCATCTGCTATAGCTTTTTGGTACTTTAAGAAAGTATCCATTCCTACAAACAATTTTAAATCGTCTGCATCCATGATATCTTCTGGCATTAACTCAGCCATTCCAGTAAGAACACCAATAACATTAGCGTTAGTCAAACCAGTAGCAACAGTAATTCCAGTTGGATTACCATTAACAGCAGTAGCAGCAGCTATGATTTTATTTAAACCATCGTACTTAGATAGGTTAGCATTTCCAGAAGTTGTGTCACCTTGCCAGTCAGCTACTTCAATAGCTTTCTGTAGCTTAGCTACTTTTTCTGTAAAGTATAATTCCTCAAAAGGAATCTCTTCTTTTTCGTTAGTTAATCCCTGTCTTAACATTACAGCTGTATATTTAGCAGCTAGGTCAGTCATACACAAATCTTCGTGGATTGCAACAGCACCAGGAGTAATAGTTCTTTGTGACAAAGTAGTAGCACCACTTGCACTTCTAGAACATCCGTCAGCTTGGAAAACAACATCAGAAGAAAGGATATTAATTGTAGTTGGACCTTTTACACCATCTTGTATATTGGCATATTCTGAAAGTCTACCACCAGCTACAGACTTAATGATTAAGTCCATTGCATTTTGTTCGGTATACGCTGCGAGCGCACTTACATCAAAACTCATAATTTATTTTTTATTTGATTATTTTTTTAGATTTTAAGACACTTATTATGTCTTTTTTATTTTCTTTTTTCAAGGCCTTAAACGCTGAGGGTCTTTTTATTACCTCATCTTTAATAGGCTCTTTTAACATTTTATCTGTTAAGTTTAGCAACATTGAAAAAGATTCTTTTAGATTATTTATTTCTTTTTTTAGTTCGTTGTTTTCTTCTGACAATGTAGCTTCCATTCCGAAAACTTTCTCAGTTACAATCGACTCTATAATCTTCTTAGCTTCTCTTTCTTGAGCTTCACTCAAAGAACTTGACATTTCCTCTTCTTCTATAGATTCTGCCTCTACCTCTGGCTCTGCTTCTTCTTCCATTTCCTCAACCTCAACAATTACACCAGATTCAGTAGTAATAAACCTACCGTCACTTAGTTCATGTCTACCGTCAGGAGCTGGCAAAAGCTCTCCGTCCATATCAACAACTACAGCTGCACCTACTACAACCTCAGGTTCAATCTGAGCAACTGTACCGTCAGCCAGTACAACATCTTCAAATTTTTCCTTTACAGTTTCAGTAGTTTCCTCCACGTTGTTTTCAGTAGAATCAGCAAATCCCTTAGAATCGTTTTCAATCTCAACACCTTCAGTTTTAAAAATGCTTTTAATTTCATTGAATAACTCTTTTAATTCACTCATAATATATATTATTTATACTATTATATATATAACAAATAGTTTGTAGTTTAACAATTATATTTATTTTTCTTTATATTTTCTAACTACTTCAATAATCTTACTTACTAAACTAGTTGGGTATTTAGTCGCTTTAGCTTCCCCAAATATTCCCTCTACTGAGAATCCTTTAAACGTGCCATCTAGGACCATGTTCCAAACCTCATCATTCTCAACCCTCATAGAACCCCACCAAGATCCATCTGGTGCATTCTCAAAACCGTTGGGAGCTTTGATACCTCTTTTACTATCTATGATTAAAGATTCAATAACATAAACTCCATTATCTTTAAAGTCTATGTCATGCATTAAATTAATATTTGCATTGTATCCATTCTTAAAGAATTTATTAACTATCTTTTGAATAGTTTTTTTTCTAAAGACTACATAATATTTTTCATCATTTTCATTTAGTCTAATAATTGGTAGATCTGCTTTCATAAAATAACCGCTAACTATTCTTTTCTCTTCGTCTTGAATCTTAAAAGATTGTTTAGGTTTTTCTTTTTGGAAAGATTGCCAATTACTCATTATGGCTGGATAGTCTACCAGTGCTATATAATCTACACCTGACTCATCGTCTTCGTCTATAATTAATTCTAATATTTCTGAATTTTTCATTTTATTTTATTTAAAAAGTTGCCTGTCCTTGTATGACTGCAACGGATGATTGCGTTGATGTTATGTCTGCTTCTGTGACAAATACTTGTGTTTGGTTTGGTGAAACTAAAGTATTAGTGTTAGCTGGCTGTAATGTTGGCGGTGTGCCTCCACCTCCACCACCAAAAGATGGTGTCTGCTGTCCTCCACCTCCAGGACTACTAGTTTGAAATTGTTGTTTAGATATACTAGCTACGTTAGCTAATCCATTAACTATAGCAATTCCAGCAGCAATAAAGGGTTGAGCTGGAAACAATACACTAGCTGGGTTTAATGCAGCGGCACTAAATATAGCGTTTGCACCTTGATAAGTTGACATAATAGCTTGAGCAATTTGTAATTTCTTATTTATTTCAAATGCTTTCCTTTGACTTTTTTCATTGTCTTTAGCAAATGCAGTTGTTAGGTTTATTAAAGAACCAATCCCCTGAACAGCTAGATCTATTTTAGCAGCTTCCACAGCTTTTTGATTTTCTAATATTTTTCTGTCTGCTGCTTCAATTACTTCCTGTCTTTGTCTTTGAAAATCTTTTTCAATAAATAATTTTTGATCTGCATAAGTTCCATCTAAAATAGCTTTTTGTATTACTTGCTCTTCATCCCAAGTTAGCTGTTGTAGTTTTAATTGTTTTTCTTGTTCTATCTCATCCTTAACACCCTCTATTTTAATTCTAGTTTTTTCTTTAGTAGCCTCAGCAGTTTTATTTAAAAAGTCTGTTTCAAATATTGGATCTTCGTCTTCTATTTCAATATCTTGTATGTCTTTTTTTATTTCTAACTCTTCTAGTAAATCTTTATTTAAGTCGTTTTGATATCCTTTTTTTAAAGCAGCTTCTTTTTCTTGAAATTCTTTTGTAATTTTTAAAATACTTTGTTGAGTGTTAAACTCAGCTAATTCTCTTTGGCTTTTTGTTAAATTACTTGCTTTCTTTAAATGGTTTAATTTAAAGTTTTCTAAGTCTATAAAGTCTTGTAAACTTTTTGCGTTAATTTCTTTTTGTGCTATTAATAAATCAAAAGCTGCTTTTTGTTCTTCTAAGTTTCTTTTCTTTTGTTCTTCTAATTTCTTGGCATTTGCTGCATCTGTTTTGGCTTGTGCGTCTGATATTTCTTTGTCTACTTCTATAGTAGTCTGTAGTTTATTGTCAAGTAGTTTTAGTTCTAGTCTGTTATTAGCTGCTACTCTATTTATAGTGGCTTCATCTAACTGCTCTTTTATTAAAGCTACTTTTTCTTCGTTGTCTTTGTTTTTGTTTAATAATTGTTTTAGTTTAATTTCTTCAACTTTAAAATTATATAATTTATCTTTTAAAGCTTTAGTTTCTATACCTCTTAATTCTTTAGCGTTTGCTTTTCTAATTCTAGCATTTAATAACTCTTTTTGTGTTGCTATATCTATTTCATTATTTAAAGACGTTATTTCAGCTCTATACTTTTTTAAGGTTTCTGTTAAGTCTGCTAATTCTTTTTCTAATTCATCAGATCCATCTAACCAATCCATAGTCATAGAAACAACCTCACCAAGTACCGCAACTAAAATACCAATACCAGAAGAAATAATAGCATTCTTTAAAACTTTAAAACTTCTAGATGTTCCTTTAACAGTAATACCTAATAACTTCATAGCTGTATTCGCTAAATAGGTAGCTGCTGTATTTGCCTTAGTAATAATAGTATTTGCTATTGTACTATTATTTAAAAGTTTCATCATTGATTGTGTACCTTCTATAGCACCTTTAAAAGCCATAGACACTCCAATAGCTTTTTCTATATTTTGGACAGTCTCTTCAATAGGTCCACCACCCCCACCAAGTAAAATAAAAGCAGCAGAAACATCACCAACAGCACCAGCAACAGAACCAAGTTCACTAGCTACCTGTTCATTATCTAATGACTCCATAGATAATTCGGTGTTTTTAATTTCTTTGTTAACACCTATTAATTCAGACTTTAAATCTTTAAAAGCCTTAGATCCTAAAGGAACTTTTCTAAGTTCTTCGTTTAATCTTTCTGCTTCCTCTTCTAATTGTCCTAACGAGGTAGCTGCTCCCTTTGCGTCTATATCTATTTTTAAAGCTACTTTTTCTGCCATTTTATATTATATTAAATTGGTTACCATCCCACATCATTGTCACACTGTCTCCATTACTAGTTAAAGTGTGAGTAGTGTTTCCGTCTATAGTTGCCAAAATTTGACTAGCATCTATAATTACTTGGTGTTGTGAATGTAATTTCTTAAATGTCCATATCTTACCAACATGAGGTAGACTATTCTTTGTTTGATAAGATGCCTCAAATACAGCGTCTACGCTACCACCTTGAGTATCTACTAAATATGTTCTAATGTTTTCATTTGGTAAAAAGTCAGCACTTACAGTTTCAAAACTTCCACTCCCTTGTATTTCATCATTTACATATACAATGTTAGATTGTGTTACCGTTTGATTATTAGAATTAGTTAATTGTACATTTTTAACTCCAGAAGATACAGTATTCCCAGAACCTTGAATAATTATATTGCTAGTGCCTGAATAAACTTTGTTGCTATCTCCATTAATATTAGTGCCTAAAGCTAAAGAACTTACATAATTATTAGAACCTACCACCGCCCTTCCAGACCTTGAATTAGTGTTAACTCCTGTATTTCCATTAGTGTTAACTCCAGTACCATTAGAAAAAGTTGGTGTCCTTCCACCAGCTAGTATTTGCACCCCACCGTTTGAAGATTGTGTAGACCTACTAAATACTGTAGCTTCTTTTATTTTAAGAAATTCACATTTAGTTAGTGGATTAGATGGGTTGTAGTTCTCTACTTTATTTAGTCTAAAATATTGACCCTCAAAATAATATTGTTTTTTAAAACTTAAATTAGCTATATCACTAGGAGTTAAATAAAAATAAGCATTTACTATTTTAGAATTTGGGTCTGTAATTTCTTCAATAAACTTTTTATAATATTTATTATATAAGTTATTATTGTTAAAAGTTATGATGTTATTAAAAACATTAGACCAATAAACTTCTTTAGTTAATCCAAAAGATAAATCCTCAGTAGGATTAAAAGGGTCATCATACATCCCAGCGTAAGGATAATCATTTCTGTTAGTTGAACCGCTTGAGTCTCTATGTTTAAAAGTTAATACGCTGCTTTTAAGTCCTGCCCATTGTAGAATCCTTATGTTAGATTGAAACCTAGAAACACCATCTTGACTATTAAATTTTAAAATGAATGGGATAACTCTGTCCGACTGAATAAGTCCAACATTTGGAGTAGGTGAAAAAATAAGTTCTGTTTTATTTGTGTTTTTTAAAAAATCATTATTTACATCATGTTCATATTGACCATAAACATCACCCCATGTTTGATTATATAGACTATTATAATAGTCGTTATCTTGTTTATATGTATATAAATATTTACTACTATTTAAAGCTCCCATAGGTTTAAACTCTATGTCTTGGCTTTTATCTATTTTAGCACTCCAATCAGTTACTTCATTATTATAAAAATCGTCTCTAGGTTCTATAAGTAAATTTTTTTCATTGTTGTTATCAGAACTTATATATAAATTAAACATTTTTACAATAGACATTATAAAGTCTTTTTGTTTTATTTTAACTGGAATTGTTGAATTCATGTCTATAGTGTCACCTTCTGAATAAGAAGTATTAACAACATTATTATTAAAATAACTATTTACAATGTTTATTTTAAAAGAATTACTAGCAGCAGCATAGACATTATTAGAACTATCACGCCAAAAAACATTACGAGACCTGGGATAGCCAGTATTAATGTCATCTTGGTTTATATTTCTGCATTCATAAAATAATTCAATTTTTATTTTTTCACCATCATTTAGATTGATATTGTCAACATTTACAAATATTTTATTTGGAGGACTTGCAGGCAATAAACCTAACAAATTGACATAAGCTGGACTATCTAGTGTGACATCTATATATTGTAGACTATTTAAAGCTGGAGTAGTGTCTGTTGTAAAAATGGTGTTTGGTGCTATACCTCCAGAACCTGGACTAATACCAAAAGATTTTTCGTCTAATGTACTTATAAAAGAATTTGAAGAACTATATTTATTTACTCTTACAAATCCATGTATTACAGAAATTGGGAAATAATTAGTTCCAGAAGTTGGGTTTGCTGTTGGAGTTGTAAACGAACCTGTTAATTGTAACATAGCAGAAACGTTGTAAGTTCCATTACCGTTAACTGTATATACTCCTGTTGTGTTATCATAAACATTATTAGCATCAAATGACTCAGTTTGATTTACAATAGTATCACTTTGGAAAGTTGTTATGTTATTATATTGACCTGAGAAAGTGCTAGAATTAACTGTTTCAGTTCCTAAAAATTTAGGATTATAAGCACTAAATATTTTATTATCTATATTAGCAGCAGTTAGTTTAAAGTCTTCACTAGAAAATGGAATAATTAAAGTATTAAAATAATCACTATTAAAAAAATTAGAGGTATAGCTAAACCCTGCTAAATCAAAAATAGAGTCAATATATTTTTTAGCTTTTATAGCTGGGAAAAAATCTTCAACATCCCAAAAAGCATTACTAGTTAAAATGTTTTGATTAAATCCATAGTCAATCATTGGATAAACATAGTCAGTAGTTAAAGGTAAATTCCAAGTTGCTACCTGATTAGCTTTTGTATAAGCATGATTTAAACTACTTAAATCTAAATCTGTTAACTCTTTATCTTCTAAAGAATTAAAGAAATTTCCTATTCTACCTATAATAACACAATCATAATTTATTAAACCATTTTTATTATTAATAGACTTTAGTTGTAAATAGCCATCTAACTGTAGTTCACCATTTACTAAATAAGTTACGTCTGTCCTTAGATTAGGATTAAATGTTTGTAAATCTGTATTAATATTAAAAATATGTTCAAATATTTTATTAATCTTTTTACTAGCTGGCAAACTAATAGTTTTAGAAAAATCTGCTTTTCTTTGATCTGGGTTTGCAATGTCAGCAATGTTAAAAGTTAAGTTAGGATTTAACGAATCTAACAACTCTACATTTTCACCATTTATATATAGTTCCTCTTTTACCATTATCCACTACAGCTTTCACAAGTTTCATCGTCAATATTGCATGTCCTTTCAGGAACTGGTAAATTCTCCATTCTTTTAATTAAATCTTCTAAGTCAGTTTGTTTTTTTTCCATTTAAAATGTTTGTCTAAAGTTATCAATACCAAATTCTAAGTCTATTTCTAAATTAAATACCTTATCTACGCTAATTACTTTCTCTTCCCAATTACCATTTATATTCTTTATTGGAATACGTCTAATTTCTGTAGTTCCTGACGGTGTTGTGTAACTATCCATTAAATATATCTCAGGACTTTCTATAAGTTCTAGTAACCAATTGTATGTATTGCAGTTAATCCAGTCAGAAGTTAGTTTCATCTTTGGCATAGACTTAGTATAGTATTGGACTTTTTCTCTGTTTGCAATAGAATAATTTATTAATCCGTCAGTAGTTAAATCATTTGAAGTAGTTTGAAAAAACTTTCTTTCTATTTCTTCAGTATGTCTAGACACTTTAGTAAAATTAAAATAATCAAAACCACCTAAACTATTTAAGAACTCTAGTCTCCTAGTTTCAAATCTGCATTCTGAGTCTATGTTATAATAAAATCTTTCAGAAGCTAAAGAGCTAGAATTTAATAAGTTTATTTTATATGAAGCTGCTGTAGTTGATATAATGGGTTGACTTCCACTAGCTATCATTGAGGCACTTACTTTGTTTAAAGATGCTGGAGCTACTGGTATAGCTATATGGCTAAATGAACTAAGACTAGGAACATTTAAAGTAGTTGTAGAAATTGATACTCCACTAGAGTTAAACTCTTGTATTGATATTTGATTTATTGGGTCATTAGCAAAATCCAACAAAGAGTAAATATAACCCTCATCTGTTAGCATTACTTTTTGATTATTTGGATTTAATTCCTCACCACCATTAGGACTATTAGTTAAAAACTTTCTGCTTCCTCCATTGTCTGTATATTTCTGATAGTAGTTATTATATTGCCAATCATAGAAGTTTACAACGTCTCTTCTGTATCTAGGTAAACTAGCGTTAAAAGTTAGTAGGTCATAAGAAGTGCCAGTAGTAGTGTCTGGGAATGTAACAGTTTTAGGAATGTCATAAGTTGCAGATCCAGTATTATAATGTACCCAACCAAATTCTAAAGTAAAATCTTTAAAAGAATCTGTATTTCCATAAACAGAAGTTAAAGAACTACCTAAAGTTCCTAAGTTACTAGAGATATAACTTTGCATTATTCCAGATAAATCAAATCTTCCATAACCGTTAGTAGTCGGTGGAACTTTTAATCTTCCTAATAAAGTTGAGCCATCTTTAACATCAATCAAATAAGCAAATCCAGTATAGTTTCTAGTTGTATTATCTGTTTCATATAAAACAATCTCTACAGGATTGTAGACTGTTCTAAATTGTTGTGGTAGATATTTAATTTCTAAACTCATTTCTTTAATATTTCTTTTAATCCTTTTGCTATTCTCTCACCTGAAACTATTCTAATGTCTGTTTTAAACTTATTAAAAGCCTCACCATAAAAAGTCTCTTTCATGCAGTTATCAAAAAAGTATCTTGGTTTAATACCAGTTCTAGCAATAGAGTTTCTTACTGCATATTCATTTAGTCCTTTACTTTTAGCCCATGCTTCTATGTGACTAACGCTTGGTCCTCTCTTAAATTGATAAGGACTATTAGGCGCTTTAATAACCCAACCCTGACCTTTCTTATCTCCACTCTTTCTAGTGCCTCCAATACCTTTAACACCTTGATTAAGATAATCATAATAGTCAGCTAAATATAATGTAGCAATCATTCTAAATCCAAACATTTTAACAGGCATTCTAATAGAATCCTCTAAACTTCCTTTATAAACTAACCCCTCTTTTTTAACAGATTGTTTAAGACAATAAACCATGTCAGCAGCAATGTTATTAAACACCTGACTTAATGTAGTAGGGTTGTCTATTTTAACCTCTTCTAGTTGATCTACGTCAAAACCAAATATATCTAATTGCTCAGCCATTATCTATGTTTATGTTTTTGTCTCATTTCTCTATGAACCTGTTGCTCCATCTTTTGTTTATCACTATAGTAAGCTACTATATTTAATGCTTTTGTTATATCCCAATCTAGTATTTCATCCCATTTATCAATCCTACTATTAGTCAAGTTATCTAATGTATTCCACCACCCCCACTTTTGAGCAAATCCAGTTCCACTTTTGCTTCCTTCGTCATTTTCTTTGCTAGATCCGTCAAAGAGGTTTCTATAATTTTTGTTAAGTATTCCGAGTGACTGTAAAAAAAAACACCGATTGGATAAGCTATAGTAATTGGCATATTATTTAAAAAGTTATCTGAGGTTTCTCTAAGCAATTCACTATCCACCTTAATATGTTTCCAACCAAATACAGTCTTTTTAACTGGTCTGCAAATAGTTGTTAGTATGTGATGTAGATTATTAAATATAGCTTCCTGGTCATCCTTAGCGTTTTGTAGTATTTCCATAGTATTTATATACTCACCAAATAATAACTTTCTTGCATCTACTTTAAACTCATACCATTGACCACCAATCTTAAATCTTTTCTTTTTTAGTTTATTAGGTAATTCAGTCTCTAGAAAACTCATTTTCTTTTTAATAGACTTAAATTGATCTAAACTAATATTCTTTATAACATCTCTTTTTTGTCCTGTTAAGACTGCTAGAATGTTAACCACTCTTTCTATTGGATTTAATTTAGAGTTTAATACAGGTCTTAGATTAATGTAATTACCTATTGTAACATCTTCCCACTTTGTTGGTATTGTGATATCCATAATATTATATATAACAAATTTTTTAATTATAACAAAACACTAAAATAAATAATTTAAGTTAAAAACTAAACAACTAAACACTAACTAAAATAATAACTTACAATGGCTGAGGATATCATTTAAATTAATTCTAATAAACTAAAACACTTTTTATATACGTTTATATACATTAACTATTTTAAATGGCTTAGAATCAATATTTAACATTAGCTAGTTTTCTAATTAGTATATATATCGATAAGATATATTATCTTATCTTATCTTATATAACCCCATTTGCTTAGCATTTGCTTAGCATTTGCTCAGCATTTGCTAGTTTTCCCTCTGTAAAAATAAAAAGGGAATGACGCTCTTTTGCCGACCATTCCCAATTCCCAAAAAATATAATTTAAAAAACATTGGCTAATCTAAACGAATTTAGAAAGTTGTTAAATTAAGTTTCAAATATAGTAATTTATCTTATTGCATACCATCCTTTATTATTTTCTTTTAGGTGTATTAATGCCACGTATCTCAAAGCATCTAACAAGTGATCTGAGCCTATTGGCTTTTGTAGACTATTTCCATTCTTATCAGTTGCCCATTTATACATCCTAAACTCACGTCTAAGATTGCTACTATTTACTACATTGATTTTATATCGTTTAAGAATGTCTATTCCGTTTAGAATACTATCACGACCTTTTGTAGCTGGCTTAGCATTTAAACCTAATCTATATATTTCTTCAATACTTTTAGGCTCTGCTGAGTCACATATAACCTCATCACGTCCTATTATAGGTCTTAGCCTTTCTGCTAGGTCTTGGTTAGTTAATTGTCTTTCATATATAATCTCTTTTAAATATAGTTCGTCATCTCTTTTATAAACAGCTAAACACGCTGACGGATCTATACTATATCCAAAATCTAATCCATAAGCTACCAATTTACAATCTGGCATACTATCCACATACTTGACATTTTCAAATACTAAACCACTTATATTTCCATACTCACCTAAACCATATATCTTCCAGAAATCTTTGTCTGTTTGTTGTAAATACTCTATTTCTTTTATTAGTGATTTAGGTAGAAATGAATTGTTCTTATAGTTACTTACTATTACCTCAACGTCTCCGACTTCCTTAGAACGCTTTATTTCTAATTCCTGATTTATCCAAAGTTGTTCATCGTCTGGGTTAAAGTCTAGAAATATCTTATTCTCGGTCCTCATTAATAGCTGGAAAAACTCCTGTTTATATTCTAGCTCATTGGCTTCATTACAATATAATATATTTCTCTTAGCACCTCTTAGCTTTTGCTCATCGTCAGCACCTATAAATTCCACTAACCTTTTACCATATCTATATTGCTTTTTAGTTTTATTATGGTCCACTCCACTATACCAACCCTCAGCTTTTAAAATGTCTTCAAAGTCTCTAATTACTGTACCGTCTAGATTGGTCCTGTATTTCCGTACTGTGGTCCACACCCCTTCATAACAGTATTTATCATGTCCATAGTTACCACTAATTAACCACAATGCACATAATTGATTTAAGCTCCAGGTCTTACTACTTCTAGTACCGCCTCTATTTATTACAATCTTTGAATTGCTATCGTAGTTACGCTCAAATATTTCAGTCGCTTCCACGCTTTATGTTGATATTAATATTATTTACAGTAGATTCAATCTCTTGTTTATCTGGTGCATTTAGTCCAAACATCTTAGCTATAGAATCATAAGCACCCCTATAGTCAGAACCCTTGACCATTTCTTTTAATAAATAGAATTTAGCTTTCTGCTCTTTTGTGAGGTTTTCTTTTGCTGCTAAGTCCATTAGATACTCCCAAGATTTAATCATTTTAAAATAGCCGTCAGCTACTTCTTTACGTGTTATTTGAAAGGCTTCTGCTTCTTTTGTTTGCAACTCTTTGACCCTTACCGATATATTACCATTTTTAAGAAGTTCACTAGCCTTAACTGCTATAACCTCATTAGACGTAGTTTTAGCAACATCATAAGCACGTCTATAAGCCTCTGACGCATTCCCAGTATTGACATACTCTTCAGCAAATTTTCTTTGTTTAGGTGTTAGTTTACCCATTCTTTTTTCTTAGTGAAACTTTTAATAATATTAGATAACCTATTAAGTCTGTTACTGTGTCTTCTGTTTTATCGTTTATGCCTTTGTTTTTAATTCTAGACAGTTTGTCATCTATTCTAGCACTTATAGCCTCTGTTGAATCTAGCTTACTAAATATGCTTATAGGATTATTAGCAGTATCTCCATAGTCTTTATTCTTTTGGAGTAGTAGTTCTTTAACTTCCTCAGCTATTTTATTTATTAAATATTCTGTTTTCATTGTTGCCATTCTTTATAAGTATATTTTCTAGCTTTCTTTTATAGTTTCTTAGGTTTGTTATTCCAGAACTTTTATTAGATCTTATATCTTCGCTGTTTTCTATTACTTGTTTTATAAAGTATTCTGGTAATGTTTTTAGTCTTTGTTTCATTTCCATAAACCTTACAAAGTAATTGACAGCCTCACTACCAAATAAAGCCTTTTGCTCTTTTATCTCTTTGTCGGTTAGTTTCATTTAAACTCTACTAGGTCTTTGATATTAACTTTAAATTGTTTATAGTCATTTTCTTTATGGTGTGAAACAATAGCAATATTACTACCTAAGGATTTTATATATACTCTTTTATCGTTATATGTTAATCTTCTTTTTAACATTTCTTTTTCAATTTTCGCCACTTTCATCAAATCCATTGTACTCATGTATATATGCTAATTCTAAAATTCTATAATCTGTCTCAAAATCAAATGTTGTAGAGGCTACTCCATTAATGTCAAAACACTCATAAGTTAAACCGTCCATTTCGGAATAGTAAAACAATCCATCTTCGTCAATAAAATAACCATAGCTAAAATCACTTCTTAGCTGGCTTTCGTTTTCTAACATTCTTTTTCTTTTTAACTTTTTTAGCTTCTGCTATTTCTTTTTCACTCACCCAATTAAATAAAATTGACATTTGAGATTTGACACAACTATTACAAGCCCAACTTACTTTCATGTCTGGATGTAATTCTTTTAATATTGGTTCTAATTCATTTCTTAAAAATGATATGTTAACAGATCCAGGAAAAGCACTGGTTTTGTTATATTGTTTTATAATTTCTTCTTTTGTCATAATAAACGTCTTTCAATTATACGTAAAAACAGGCATGATGTTAATACTATTGGGTTTAAAGTTATTAAAAAAAATATTAAGGATAGCCAAAAGGTTAGGCAAAAACTACAGTTAAAAGGTTTGTAGTCCCATTTATCTATTAAAGGTCTGGCATAGTCTACCCATGTTGTAGATATGGTAATTATTACTAATATGTTAACTATAGAACTCATTCAATGACCATTTTTGTTTTATCTTGTTTGCTAATTCTTTAAACTTATACTGTATTGTATTACGGTGGATGTCGCTTTTGTCAGCTAAACAATTCTTATTCCCTCCACAATGCAGCAGTTGTTCCATCATTATTCTATCTAAACCGTCTAAAGAGTTAATTAAATCCTTTAAAACTTGGTCCTTAAAACAGGTGTTAGAATATGTTTCTATATCTTCTATACTTCCAAATTGACTAGGTATATAGTATTTAGTTCTATATTGTCCACGCTCACTAATTATTTGGTAGAGGCAAAGTTTATAAACGTATTTTTTGACGCTGTTTTCTTTGTCTAATTGTAATATAAAATCTTCACCCTTGTTAAGTAGAATCATAAAAATGTCTTGTTTAAAGTCCTCTAACTCTACGACATTGTATTCTCTACCAATCCAAAATATAAAGTTTTCTATTTTTTTAATTAGCTTTCTGTCCATTAATATTCTTTTGTTACATTATACATTTCAGACTTTAAGAAACTTATATTAGTCCTCATTGCATCTATTACTCTATAGCCAGACTCTAGTAAACGTCTTAGCTCATACATCTCAGGAACTTCTACATTAGCCTCATTAGTTGCTCTAGCTACAGAAAAACCCTCTTTAACTCTATCATTTATAACTTTTTCATAGTTTTGATGTGCTTTAGTTCTAATAGTTTCTATATAGTATAGATAAGCTGTCAATTCTTTTAGTTGTTTGTTTAAGCTGTTTCCATCAAATACATCAGTTTGTTTATATTCTTTGATTATTTCAGCTATTTTATTTAGTGTTGATTTCATCTTGTAATTGTTGTATAGTTTTTAATATATTCATAAAGTCCTCAAACTCTAGACAGGCATAATCATTTTCAAAGTTCTTAGTAAACACAACTACTGGAGTTTTACCCATTGGTTTATCATTTCTAGCCTGTTCTAAGGCTTTCCAAATGTTTAACTTTTCTTGGTTCTTACATTCCCAGTGATAATCAAATAGAATAGAGTCAGGATTAATGTCTATAATATCGCCTTTAATACTCATGCCGCCACTCATAGGGGTGCGTCTTACATTAGTATCAAACTTTTTATTTAGTTGTTTGGCTACGTCTCTTTCAAAACGTTTCCCTTTTTGGTTAGCATTCATCAAATATAGTTGTTTGGTTTATATTTTGTTTTCTTGTTATTCCTACTGCTGTTTCTAATATAGTTTTTCCAACTTCATAATCTACCAAGTTACGAGCCATTTTGTTTGTAGGTTGTTTTCCTTTGTATTTTCTAAAATCATAATCGTGAAATTTACACCATTGAGTGACCTCATCTTTTCCCTCCATTATACCACCTTTTCTTTCTCCAACATTATTAGGTAAATTAAAGTTAGTCCAATATAAATGTCTACCTCTTTTCTTTGATGGTATTAAAGGAGTGTAAAAAGGAATAACGTTTTCTACTACATATTTTCCTTTAAAATAATTATCCAATAATAGTATTTCTTGGTATAATTTCATATCTGGGTAGACAGGTGTTGTCGTTTCGTGCCTTGCAAATCTTGCTCTACTATGCGTTGGACAAGGTGGTGAACTCCATATAAAATCAAACTCTTTGTAATGGTCTAATAAATATTGGTGTGCATCTGCAACTATTACTGTATCATTAGGAAACCTCTCTTTATATAATCTTGCAGCTTCTGTATCTAACTCTACTGCTGTTACTTTTACGTCTGTAACCTCATCCCACTTGTAACGATTGCCACCTAAACAGGCATATAAATTTAATATCTTCATAATTGTTGGAAGTGTTTTCTAATTATTTTACCGAGTTCAGCATCATTAGGGTATATCCTACATAGGAAATTAATACCACCGTCAGTACAGTTATAAGGATGACAATAGTCTGAGTCCTTTGTTTGTCTGTATTCATTTAAAGTCCTGTTTTTCATTATTATTATAATACTTTTTAATTATTAAAGCAAACATACAACCACTAAAAAAAATTGTAATGTATGACGCTAATATAAGAAAATAAATTTTATCCATTTTTGTCTGAGTTTAATTCTACATTAATTAAATTGTGTTTGTACTTTGAAAAGTCAGCTTTTAGTATAGCATTTTCTTTATAAGCTACAGCATTTTCATATTTAAGTTTAGCTATTACTCTATGGTTTTCTCTAATCTCATGCTGCAGATCGTGGATAAGTTCCAGAATATCCATTAAAACTTCAAGTCCTTCCTGTTTTACTTTGTTGTTAGTCTTTTCTACTTCAGCACTAGCTTTAATAATCATTATATCTAGTTTGTTTCTTCTTAACATTACGTCTAATTCATCCATTTTGTATGTGTTTTAGTGGGTTATTTCCTCCGATTGTATAATATCCATTGTAAAAATTAAACCTTAAAGGTTCATCTAGTGTAGTTAACTCACCGCCTGTCATAATATTTTTAACTTTTTGCACGTGTAGTTCTGTCATTGTTTTAAAATCTGGGTGGTTTCCTAGTCTGTGAACTGCATAAACATCGTCAGCCCTATTAATAAAACCCATTCCCCCTTCTATGTCACTAGACTTTGGTGGTTGAACATAACCCTCTAAAGGGTGACCAGGCTTGTAAACTCTTCTAGCTGCTTCACTTATTGGGTGTGTATTTATATAAACTGTCTTTCCAGTCTTATTACAAAATTCTCTAACATTATTACAGAATAAATAATTCCTATCAAATTGTCCAATTTTACCACCTCTTTCAATATTTAATCCAGTATACGGATCTATCAAACATCCATCTACATTTTCTTTAGCAAATATATTTAAAAGATCTGCAGCAGTATATAGCTTTCTATTATCTACAAATTTAAAGTAAGTGTCAATAATTTCTATCTGTTGTTTAATTTCAGACTCAGTAAGGTCCTCAACTCTTTGACCTGTTAACATTTGAATCATACTAATTTTTAATAATTCTGGTGAGTTTTCACCACTCCAAACACACCATTTTAGTTTATTATTCATAGCGTGACAAAGTAAATACCATATAAAAAAATAAGTTTTACCAACATTAGGAAAGCCACTAACAACTACCATTTGACCAGGTTTAAATCTTACAAATTTATCAGTAATATTACAGCCTATTCCAAGACCTTTCTTAATGTCTCCGTTTTTGTATTTAATAGCGTAGTCTAAACCGTAGCCTTTATTTAGTATCATTGATAGTGCTTAAAAATTTGTTTAAAGAGTTAGTGTTTTTGTGTACTGGATCACTAAATGTAGTTTTCTTTTTAGACTTTTTAGCAGCCTCAACTCTTTTTTTATATTGTTCTTTACGTTCTTTATGTTGTGTATCTAAAAATTTTATATTAATTTGGTTGTCCTTTTTTTCTATCATTCCCTCATCTATTAACACATCTAAAGAATCTTTGCCAATTCGTCTAGACATTTTAATATAACTCATTGAACAATCCTTATTCCAGTAGTGGAAACAGGCATCTATAAACGATCCTTTGTCTTCTTTAGGTAGATACATAATGTCACCACCTAACCATTGACTAGGGAAGGCTTTAAACCATGGTAGTTCTTCACTCATAATATGCTTTATTTTTTTGTTCGTATTCTTTATAAGCTCTCATTTCGTTTGAGCTTAATTCATTAAAATTATAATTTACATTTAAACTTCCATAATCCATTTCATTATAAAAATATGGTTGAATTTTACAGCCTACAAATACAGGCTTATAAGTATTATTATTAAAATTTGCTTCTGCTATTTTTTGGTCAAACGCTTTTTTAACTCTTAGCAATGGTAATTTTAATTTATTAGCTACCTGTTTTAATGTTAGTCCTTTATAAATAAGATTAAGGACACTGATATATTCAGCATCCCCAATCGTATATGGTTTATAATAAGGCATTAAAAAGGCAAGTCATCAGAACTATTAGAAACCTCTGCAACTGGCTTAGTCTCTTTTTGTTCTTCTGGATTGTAAGTATTAACACTTAAAGAAACATCTTTTCCAAATTGATCTGGCTGGTCCTTTAGGTTTATATTTAGCTTAAGATACTTATTCCCTTTATAATCGAAAACATGTTCTTTTACTTTGTCTATGTGAACAGTAACAGTCATCCAATTATCATTCATTTTTTTACCACCACCGCAGTATATTGTTGGTTTTTTATCCATTGTTATTTGTTTTTGTTGTTTATAATCTGGCATCCATAGCCATTCTTTTTTTATCATTAAAATTTATAGGTTATTCCTATTGCTACAAAAAAACTTCCTGTAGCTATTGCAAATGTGTTAGGGTTAAAACTTAGCTTTTGTTTGTGCCAAACCATGTTAGTAGTTCCAGCAGTCATCAAACTTAAGCCACCAATTATAGCAAATTTTTTCATAAGTTAAAAGTTTAAATCTACCCAAAGATTATTAAGGTAATTTCTACACTCTTCAACTCTAGCATAAATTTTATCAATGTCTTCATCATTTCTATAAATGTCAAACACTTTAATTCTATATCTAGAGTCAATGTCAGAATATTTATATTTACTAGCAAACTCTACTAAATCAGTGCTTTCGTCTCTAAAGTATTCTCTTTGAATTAATTCCTCTGGTGTGTCCATCAAAGTATATATTAATTTATATCTATCTATGCCAGTTAAAGCCATGTAACCTTGAGCTTGCCAGTAATAGTCTTTATTAGGTACACTATTAAAGTATAAAGGAAAGCTAAAACAATCCCAACTATTTTTAACATCTATTATATGATCGTCTAAGATAGCGTCTGGAGTTCCTGTTAAAAAGCCATTTTCAAAAGATTCCTCATTCTTTTTAATACTAGAATAATCTAATTCTTTAGCTATAAAATTTAAAGAGTCTACTTCTACTGCATTACCTTTGTCTAAGTATTTGCTAAATATCTCTTTTCTACGGCTATATATTTGCTCTTTGCTCCACTCTTCTAGAAAACTAATAGTAGTCTTTGATAGTGTTTCTGTTTTACTTCTAGCGTTGGTCATTATCTTTCCAATTGCTGAACATCTTATTTTAAACTCTTTCATGTTATTGGTTTTTAATTGCGTTAGCTACTTCGTCAGCACTAGCTACATTAGAATCTACACCTATTCCAAAGTTAGCCAAACACCTTCCCCAACTACTAGTCTCACAATTTTCAATAAATGATGTTTTGTTAATAAAGCTAGAGTTTTGTTTTTCGTGTGCAAGACCAGAGGCTACCTCTATTCCAGCATCGTTCTTTATACTAGATCTAATAATTACACCATTCTCATTAATGTTAGTTATTTCAGAAGTTAAAGAATATCCTGTAAATTTTTCTCTAAAATATTTGATTCTTTCTGACACTGTGACATAGGCTTCTCCCTTAATGTCTACGGTTTTTAATTTATTCATTGTTGTAGTTTTTAATTTTGGTTAATATTAATATTATTTTTTGGATTCTTTTAGGGTTGTAATTGATAGCTAATTCCTTAAGCTCAATAGATATTTTCATAACTTCAGTTATTAAATTACTAAATCTATTTTGATGGATTTCTAGGTCATTGTCACTAAGTTTAGTTTTTTTTAAAATAACCTTATTCCATTGGACCTGACTAATTATTCCTAATAGTCTATCACTTAAAAAGTTGTGTCTTTGATTAGACTGCCAATAGTCCCATTCTTGTTTTTGTCTGTAGTAAAACTCATATTTATCCATTGTTGTAGTTTTCCATTAATTTTAGTATAACTTCAGAATAGGAACGATGTCCATTCTCTTTACATTTGTTTTGAAACTTAATTAATGTTTCTAGCTTTTCAGCTGGTACATAAAAAGTTCTAGTAGTATAGTTAATTGTTCTTGACATTTTTAATTGTTTATGATTATTTTGTAAACATACATATAAATATATTACAAAACAAAAAGAACTACAGAAAGTTTATTAACAAACGATTGTTAAAAGAGGTGTGTTATTCTAGCAACCTGTCCAAATTCACTAAATAGAAAAGACTCTATAGCTTTATTATTTGAACTTTGATAACCACTTGTATGATGCCAAGTGTCAGCCTCACTAGGAGACATTAAAGACTCCACCCATAGTCCTGGAAATTGCTTACTTACTTTATGGTGTATATGCTGAGTAAACATATATCTATATTTAGTGCTAGACCAGTCTGGGCATTCGTCAGCAACTATCATTGGTAACGTGTCAGCTTTAATCTTATGACCATGACACGAAGAAATTAAGTTGTTTTTATACTTGTAATACTTTCTCATTTGCAAACTAACATCAAAAGTGACGTTTTTATTACGTCTAAACCATGCAGCTAATAACTCTGCTACCATCCAGCCGACTGTATTGTCATGGTTGCCAGGTGTAAACATTACATGGACCGTTGAAACTTGTAATAATATTTCTATTATTTCAACCATTAATCTTTTAGCAATTAAAAAATGATCTGAGAGTAAACCTGTTGAATCTTGTCTAGTACCTCCTGTAGTAGTCATATTAAAATTATCAACGTGCAATAAATCCCCTGACAATAATAAAATAGTTTTATCTACATTAAACCCTTGAGACTTTGCTAAGCACCCTCTAACACCCTCTAAGGCTCTACTAACTGCTATCTGGTCGTTATACTCTTCACCACTTACAAAAGACCTACAGAGCTTTCCTATGTGCAAATCACTAGGGCAAACAAACAATAGATGTCCGTCTGTATATTTCTTATAATTTAATTTAGGGTATTTAGGGGAATATTGTTTAGCCTCTTCTATAACTTCTTTGGCTAGTTTTTCAAAGTCTTTTTCTGCTGCTTTAGGTTGTTTAAAATAAAGACTAGCGTTATCATTTTTAATCCATCCACTATGTAAAGTCTGAGGATCTAAACCCTCTTTTTGACATTCATCAATGGTTCTTCTGTAGTTGTTTATTATTTCCGATTCTTGTTGGCTTAGTCTGTAGCGTGGATTACCTTTATCTTTCCACCTTTTGTTATGAGATTTCAATTTTCAGTAGTATTGGTTTATGTAAATATAATAAAAAAATTATAATTTACTTTTTTGAGCTAGTACCGTAATAAAAAGCAAAGATATTTCCAATTACAACACCCTCAACCATACCCATTAAATGGACAAATAATTCATTGTGTAAAACATTTGGAATATATACAACAGAATAAACAATAAAAACAAAACAAAACAAGCCAACTACACCAGTCAAATTCATCATCCAATCGTTACCACCAGCCTTAGCTATTTCTACCTCTCTTTTTCTAGCTGAGTCTCTGTCCTCTACTTCTAGTTTATATAGGTCTACAACTTGGTCGTGTAGTTCTGCTTTTTGCTCTGGTGTTAAATCTGGATCTTTAGAAATAATGTTTTTCAATATTCCCATTGCTCCGTTTGAAGGTAAAACATCTCCAATCATATCTAGTATTCTAGGAGCTTTTTCTTTTAATAGTTTACCTACTTTAGTGTCTTTAAGTTTATTCATAAAACTTATATTTAGTTCTATTGTTTTTGTCTTTGTAAGCTACTAAAATCTTTCCTCTTTGTTTACCGTCTGTATTATAACTAACATGAACCCAATTAGGATTCTCATCATTTCCAAACTCCCAAATCAATTGATCAAATCTTAAATTGTCTTTTATATAATGAAATACTTCAGAGTTGTTAGGTGCGTTCATGTGGTCTCTATCTAAATCTATAGCCTGACCTTTGCAATGTTGAGAGGTTGCAACATAAACACCGTTAATAATTTTATGAGCTCCACCTATAGCCTTGTTTAAAGCCTCTGACCTATACCCACTTGAGATTCCAAAAGGAACATTAAAATGATTTCTAATAGGTTGAAATATGTTTTCAGACATTGACTTCATATTCTCTATATGTTCTTCAGTAGGTTTGTTTTCAATACCCAATCTAGAAGCTGTTCCACTCTTTAGCATTTCTGAAAGAGTTAAATTTTTACTTAGTTTCATTTTTAAATCTTTTAGTTTCTACTTTTTTTTTTGCGTTTGAGATTAATCTGTTTTCCATTTTGACAATCTTAATTTTAAGATGGGTGTTTTCTTTTATAAGTTCGTCTATTTTTACCTCTAATTGTTCAATTTTATTAGATAATATTTCAACCTGTCTAGCATATAGGTTGTCATCTCTTTCATCTTTCTTTGCTGAAATGTCTATTTTTTTAGATATTAAGCTCCAAACTTCTTTAATTCCAAAAGCTGAAACAAGAGCAGTTATTCCAATAATTAAACTGTGGTCATCCATCTTTATAGTTTTTAAATTCATTCTGGTGTTATTCCTAACTCAGCTAATCTTATTATCCAATCTGCTTCATTGTCATATTCTTCAAATATTGGTAAGCCACAACCAAGCATATGATTTGCACGATTAAATGCATAATGTATTATACTATTATCTTCATTTCTTCCGATAAACCAAATGTCTATATTAGGTGTTATTCTCATATCTTTAATTTATTGACCAACTTAATGTTGTAGTTAAATAATCGAAAGCATCTTGAGCATTATTATTAGTCCAAGCAGATGGCCAATTTGCACCATATTTGGCTACGTAAGTTTGTCCAGAAGCATTATCGCTTGTTCTTGTTCCATCAAATGTTTGACCATTACCTGAGAAATTAACAGTAGAAGGTGAACCGCTATTATTATACACAGTTACAGCCCATCCTACAATACTATCAGTATAATTTTCTGTTGTTATAATGTTATTAGCCACAAAACAAAAAGAGCCATTAGAAAGATTAATAATGTTCCAATCGCTTATGTTTTGATTAAAAACACTACTATAGAACATTTGTCCAATATTACTTAAACTGCTCACATCCCAAGAACTTAAATCTTGATTAAAATTAGTATTGTTTCTAAACATTCTAAAAGTATCGCTAACTAAAGAAACATCCCAAGCATTATAAGTTCTTTGATTACTTCCAGAGCCTACTGTAACTGATTGTGAAGTTATCGGCTGATTAAAAGAACTACTAAGAAACATACTATTCATAGTAGTGGCAGAAGATGTGTCCCAATTACTTATTGAACCATTAAAACCACTATTATTAAAAGTTTGATACATATTAGTTACTCTTTGTGTATCCCAAGCTAAATATGTTTGTTGATATGCACCTGAACCAATAGTTACCTGAGCGGTGTTTATTGAATAATTAAAGTTTGTTGTATTACTAAACATAGCTGAAAAATTAACACTACTTGCACCTGTGTATATTTTCCAATTACTTATATCCTGATTAAATGCTGATGCGTAGCTTAACATATTTGAAAAATTAGTAACACCTGAAACATCCCAAGCTAATCTTGTTCCAGTATCTTTAGTATCAATATCTTGATTAAAAGAAGTACAATAAATAAACATACTGCTCATACCAGTTACACTTGATGTATCCCAGTTAGATATATTACCATTAAAAGATTGATTATAAAACATACTGCTCATACCAGTTACACTTGATGTATCCCAAGAGTTTAAATTTCTATTAAATGCTCCTTGTGACCTGCCATAACAACTAAACATAGAGTTAAAATTTGTTGCTCCTGAAGTATTCCAATTAGATATATCACCATTAAAAAGTTCAGACCTCATAAACATTTGCTCAAAATTTAAAGAACCTCCGTTAAATGTCCAATTAAAATTAACACCAGAAAGAGTTCCAGTTAAAGAACCGCAGTTATAAAATGCGTTAGAAAAGTTTGTACAATTAGTTAAATCTGGTGTATCTGTTGCACTTACATCTAAATTGCTACAACTGTAAAACATTCTAAAGAAAGTAGAAAATTCTATATCACCCCATTGAGGCACATCTAATAAATCTGCTTTACTGCCACCACTTACAAAAGTTAAAGCTGTAAAAGGTCCTGTATCACTTTCAGCTCCAATAGAAACTATTGGATTTGAAGTTGTTCCACTACCACCTACATTATAGGTATGTGATATACTACCACCTGTTTCTGTAGTTGTTGTTCCATCTCCCCAATCTACAGTAAAACTTGAACCTGTTGTAGATGGTATTGTAATTGTTTTTTCAACTCCTGAAGTGACTGAAAACTGCATTTGAAATGATGAATAAGCAGCAGTTACAGCTAATGAAAAAGTAGATGTATTTGGACAAACACTTGAACCACTTGAAGTAGTATCATAAGTAATTGTGTAACTTGCAGCAGTAGAAGCACTTAAATCTATCTCACCAGTAGAACTTCCTGTATTTGTTCCACTATCTACAAACACTAAACCACTACCAGCACTAAATGTACCGCCTGTTAATC